GATCTGGATCCTAACAAATTAAAACTGGTAGAAGGGCTACTAGACCAGGCGGCATACCTAAAAGTAGAGAACTCAATGCTCCAGGATGTAATGGTAGAGACAGGCATGATAAAAATACACCCGCAGCACAAAGAAATACAGAAACCAATAGAGGCAGCCAGGCAATACCGGCAAAACGCAAATAGCTACGCGGTGCAGATCAAAGCACTCGACGCGATCCTAAGTAGAGACAGCGCCGGCGAGGAGGACCCATTTGATGAGTGGCTACGAAAGCAAAAAGACAAGAGTGAAGATAGAGAAGAATAAAATAAATGGGAAGCATTCATATCTGCTCGAATATTATGACAAAGCAATAGCAGGAGCCAAAGCGCTAACGATAGCACCAATGGATGTGAAGGGGTTAGTAGCTCGCGGCGAGATCGTTATAATAGGCCGGGAGCTGATAACAGGACTGGAGAACTTGATCGAGGACCTGGATAATCTGGACTATTACTACGAACAGGATGATGGCCTGCTGCGACAGGGTTTCATAGAGACGTTCTGTCGACATACCAAGAGCCCGTTCTACGGGAAGCCATTTATACTAGAATTATGGGAAAAAGCCGTAATCGAAGCATTTTATAGCTTTAAGTGGTCAGAAACTAGACAAAGGCGGTTCAAGAAGTGTATACTATTAGTAGCAAGAAAGAACGGTAAATCAACGCTTTGTTCCGGATTGGCCCTAACAGAATTAATGGTCAACGAAGGCGGCGTGGATATCGTGTGCAGCAGTAATGATGATGCGCAGGCAGATATCATATTTCAAGAGATAAACAACATGCGTGAGCAGTTCGACCCTAAAGGTAAAAGGACTCATAAAAATCTTAAGGGTGTGTTTAATTTAAGAAACAAGAGCACGGTCAAGAAACTATCAGACCGGACCAGAAATAAAGAAGGGCGGAACATAGACTACGCCTACATAGACGAAGTACATGAGATGATCACCAACGTGATAGCCAAATCAATCGAGCAGTCGCAGTCAACAAAAGACGAACCAGGGCTCTGGGAAATTACGACCGAAGGCTTCATAAATGATGGGTACTTAGACAAGTCGCTAGTTTACGCCAGGAAAGTGCTGGATAAAAAAATAGAGGACCCGACGCTGCTCGTTTGGTTATACACGCAAGATAGCGAAATAGAGATATGGCAAGATGATAACACACATTATAAAAGCAACCCCAGCCTCGGACTTGTTAAAAAGCCGAGTTACCTACGGGAACAGGTCCGGAAGGCCCAGCAGACGCAGGCCGACCGGGTCTTTACCCTTGCTAAAGATTTCAATATAAAACAAAACAATGCAGCAGCCTGGCTAATGGAAGAAGAGTACATAAACCCAGCAACATACAACATGGAAGATTTCAAAGGCTGCGTAGCGGTCGGAGGCGTCGATCTTGCAGAAACAACAGACCTGGCCAATGCAAAGATAATGATCGTAAAGCCGGGAGACAACACTAAATATATTATAAGCAAGTATTTTATACCAGAGACTAAGATAGCTAAAGGCGCAGAGGAAGATAAGAAGAACTACTTGCAATGGGCCCGTGAAGGATTGATAGAAGTAAGCCCAGGAAATGAAAACGACTTTTCACTGATTACTAAATGGTTTGTGCAGGCATATAAAACCTGGGGTATCCGATTCTTTAAGATTGGCTATGATAATGCCCTAGCAAAATACTGGGTAACCGAAATGTCAGACATTGGATTTGATATGGAGAGGATAAGACAAAATTATGACAGTATGTCAGAGCCTATGAAATTAGTGGAGGAGGACCTAAAGTCAAAGTTTATCAATTACAATAATAACCCAATTGACGCATGGTGCCTCGGTAATACAGCAATCAAAGTAAACAACTACGGACAGATCATGGCAGTAAAAGTAGAGGACCAGGGTACAAGAAGGATAGACGGGGCAGTAGCGCTAATAATAGCGAATGCAGTATATATAGGGCACCGTACAGAATACCTAAACTTAGTGAGGTGAGAAGATGGCAATAAAAGATGTATTTATTAAATTATTTGGGGGAAGCACTCATAACAAAAGCCTGGCAAAATTCCTAAACAGCAACGCGGGATTCTCACAGTTTGGAGACGACATATACGCATCAGACGTCGTCCAGAATTGTGTGGACGCAATCGCGACGGAATGCTCAAAGATGAGCCCGCGCCACGTAAGGATCAATGACAGAGATGAACAGACCATCCCAAAGAGCAGCATCAATAGACTATTCAGGGTGGCGCCGAACAGCCTAATGACAACCCGGGACTTCATAGAAAAAATTATATGGCAATTATATCTAAATTACAACTGCTTTATTTATCCGGTTTACGAGACATACACTGATGGCAACGGAAAAGCCCGTAAGAATTATACAGGTTTCTATCCACTCAGCCCGACGCAGGTCGTGTTCGAACAGGATCCAACAGGCAGAATGTATACACATTTTTATTTTGCACAAGGCGACGACTTCACGATTCCATACGAGGACGTCGTGCATTTGCGTAAGAAATTCAGCGTTAATGACGTTATGGGTGGAGGATATAACGGGCAGCCAGATAACGACGCCTTGATAAGTGTCCTGGAGACCAACAACGTAGTAATCGAGGGAGTAGGCAAAGCGATCAAGACGAGCCTATCGATTCGCGGGATTTTAAAGGTTAACACGATCTTAAACGACGAGGATCAGAAACTAGAGCTTGCAAAATTTGAAGCCTTGATGGCCTCCGGAGACGCGGGTATATTACCGATCGACCTAAAAGGCGAATACCTGCCGATCAGTTCGGACCCACAGATCGTAGACAAAGATACTATGGAATACCTGGACACGAAGGTGATGCGATGGTTTGGAGTAAGTAAAGCGATCCTGGATGGAGACTTCGAAGGTGAGTCATATGAGGCATTCTACGAGAAAACCCTAGAACCATTAATGGTGAGCTTGGGTCAGGCGTTCAGCAAGACATTATTCTCAGCAAGAGAGCTCGACGTGGGGAACGCGATTGTATTCTACCAGAAGAACATGATGTATTTGTCAACGGACTCAAAACTTGATATAATAAAGACAGCAGGAGAGCAAGGCCTACTAACCAACGACCAGAAGTTAATGTTGTTAGGGTATCCGCCACTAGGTGGAGAAGAAGGAGCCAAGCGAACCCAGTCACTCAATTATGTTGATACCGACCTGGTGAACGAATACCAGATGGCAAAATCAACAGCACCACAAATAAACGCAACGGGGGTATAGGACATGCCTAAGGTAGTAGAAAAGAAAAAGATAGACAAGGAACGTAGACTGGCCGACCTAAGAGCGGTAGATTTAACAAATGATAGTGACAAAATGATTCTGGAAGGGTACGCGATTATTTTTGACAGCCCGGCCACACATTATGGGTTCACAGAGATTATAGGCAGAGGTGCACTGGACGGAGCAGACCTGAAGGACGTGCCGCTTCGATATAACCATAACGACACATGGTTAATACTAGCCAGAACTAGAAACAAGAGCCTAACGCTTACCGTGGACGATAAGGGCCTATTTATTCGGGCGGAACTAATCGATACGCAGACAAACCGAGATGTTTATAAAAGCGTAGGAGCTGGACTGCTAGATAAGATGAGCTTTGCATTCACAACAGACAAAGACGAATGGGACTACGAGAATGATAAAAGGACAGTACTGAAAATTGAAAAACTTTATGACGTCAGCGTCGTGGATACGCCGTTTTATGACGACACCGAGATATATGCCCGGGCCATTGGTGAGCTGGAGAGCCACAAGGAAACGCTGGAGAGCGAAAAGCGAGCGGCAGTGGAACTAGAAAGACTTAAGATACAAATTAAATCAAAGTTATAGGAGGAATACTAATGAATAAGAAATTACTAGCAATGATAGCTAAACTGGAAGCAAGAAAAGCAGCACTCGGAGCTAAAGCAGAAGTGTCAGAGGACGTAACAGAATTACGAACAATTAACACAGAGCTAAGCGGCGTGACAAAAGATCTAGAGGAATGCAGGTCAATGCTTGCAGAACTTGAAGCGAATGAGGCGGATCCAGCAGCACCAGCGGCAGCTCCAGCAGATCCAGCAGCAAGAGCAGCAGATCCAGCAGCACCAGCTCCAGGGCCAGAAGAACGTAAAGTTATGGGTACCTATTCCACAGAGCAAGAGACCCGTGCTAAAGAACAAGTGAAAATGCTAGAGCAAAGAGGTGCAGACCTTAAAGCGCGTAAAGCGATCACAGTAGAGCTAGACGAGAGAGCAACAACAGTGGCTTCTTCGAATTTGATCGTTCAAACAAAATACAGCAACACGCTCAATGAAACATTCAATGAGGTTTCTAGCTTAATCGACCGCGTAGGATCCGTACCATTAATGGGCGGAAATTCATACGTTAAAGGCTTTGAGGTTTCATTCGATGAAGCGGACTACACAACAGAAACCGGAGCATACACTGATGGTGATCCGGTTATGGATTATGTGACAATCGGTAAAGCTAAAATTACAGCTTACTCAGAGATCACAGACGAAGCATCAAAATTACCAAACATCAATTATCAAGCGTTAGTAATTAAAAGCGTAAGAATTGCTATTCGTAAGAAAATCACTAAGCAATTATTGATAGGTGCAGGCGGAGCTAATGCAATAACTGGTATTTTCAATGCACCTACAAACGTGATCCCAACAGCGACAGATATCGACATCGAAGAAATCGACGCCGACACTTTAGATAATATCGTGTTAGGATATGGCGGAGACGAAGATGTAGAAGGCGGCGCGCTTCTAATCATCAACAAAAAAACTTTGAAGAATTTTGCAGCAGTCAGAACAACAGACGG